GGAATCGGTCGTCCTCACCGCCCAGAAACGCCTCTCGAGTGACCGCAGACAGTGGCTCAAAGACCTCGGCCTCCTCGAGGATCCAGACTCCCAACTGGCCGACTCGCAGCAAGACGTCGCTGACGCACTCCGTGAGGTCCTCAAATGAGCACGACCAGCAACTCCGACGGTGACGTCGACGTCGACACGATCCGGGAGGTCATGGCGCAATATGCACCGTCGACGGGCCCGGATCGCTACGCTCGGTTCATCGAGGAGCTGCTCGATCTCCAGCGGACGTACGTCCAAGACCGCATCCTCGCAGCGCTCCACGAGCATGACCAAGTCGTTGTCTCGGCGGCGAACGGCGTCGGGAAGTCTTACATCGCAGCAGCGGGCGGTATCGCCGCGCTACACTGCAACCCGGACACGATCGTCAACGTCACTGCTGGGACATCGGGAACGCTGAAGACGAATATCTGGAAGCCCGCACGGTCGCTGTACCGCGACAGTCCGCTCCCGGCGATGTTCGGCGGCCGGACGATGGACGGCGACCGCGAGATCCGGACTGGCCTCGATGACGAGTGGTTCTTCGAGTGCGTTAGCCCGAGGTACCCGGACGATCTTCAGGGCCCGCACAACGACCACGTCATCTACATAATCGAAGAGGCCGACAAGCCGGGCGTCACGGGCGACCACATTGAGGCTGTCCGGTCGACTGGAACCGACGCCGACGACCGAATTCTCGTCATCTCGAACCCGCCGGACAACAGCGCCAACATCGTCCACCAGCTGATTGAGAACGATGAGTGGCACCACTTGCAGTTCCCAACGTGGGACTGTCACAACGTCCGCCTTGAGCGAGGTCTCGAGGAGGGTGAGGAGATCGGCGGACTGGCAACGACGTATAAGCTCAAGAAGGACTGGCGAGAGTATCACGACGAACCCTGGCCCGGTCTCGAGCAGGCGATCCGCTGGTCAGACCCGTGGCTCGGCGCTGACCCTGAGGACAGGAGCGCTGTCCTGCCCTCGGACCTCAGTGAACTTCCGAACGACGAGTTCCGCACGGATCTCCACTCGCTGTGGTACCGCCGGCGCTGCGGGATCGTCCCGACGGATACGGCTAGCACGCATCGTCCGTACGACGCAGATGCCGCGAAAGGCGCACACGACCCGACGATCAGCGCCGGACGCGGATATCCGATTGGCAGTGGGATCGACGTCGCCCGCTCGAGTGATCGTACCGTCCTCGTCACGCTGTGGTCGACCGGCCACTGGACGGTTCGGTACACCACTCGAGGGACCGACTATCCGACGCAGGAAAATGAGCTCATGGCCGACTCTCGCCTCGGCGGCGATCGTCACCACCCGGTCGCCATTGACGCCGTCGGCGAGGGATCCGGGCTGGCAGACTACCTGGACGACCGCCTCCCGGATCTCTACCGGTTTGGATCCGACAAGAAGCCGTTGACGGACGGTACTGGCGACGAGAACCCGTTCGGGCTGGTCAACTACAAGAGCCAGCGCGCCGAGGCGCTCGCTGCAGTTGGCCGAAAGCTTTCGGACGACCTCACCTACGGCGACGGCGACCTCCGAGAGGAGCTGGTGGCTGGCGCTCGAAGCATCGAGTTCAGCACTCGGACGCTCGACAACCGCGGGAAGAACGGCGCCGAGGTCGTGACGGTCAACTCGAAAGACGCAGTCAAAGAGCGTCTCGGCCGGTCGCCGGACATGCTCGATGCTGCGATGATGGCCGTCTGGGCTGCCGAGTGTACGCCGGACGGCTTCAGCGCAGATAACGCAGTGGTGTTCTAACACATATGCCAGAAGACACATCAAAGACGATTCGAGGCCGTGTCGGCGCTGCGGCGCGGGCACTGCTCGCGCCATCACAGGACGGCGATCCGAGCCCCCAGGCTCGAGACGAACGTCCGATCGTCATCGGCCGGCGCGAGCATACAGACGAACCGGACCGCGAAGACATCAAGGAGTGGCGGGATACCTACCGCGAGAACCCGCTGATCCGCGTCCCGATCCAGAACTTCGCGAGCGACGTCACCGAGCCCGGCGCCTCGGTCGCGGTCGACACTGGGTCGGAGGACTCGGACGTTCCTTCAGTCCCGACCGACTACCCGGACGAAGCCTACCGCGGGCAGGATCTCGATGTGGCGCTGGAGCTGTGGCTCGCCAACTGCTACGTCGACGGCTGGGACTTCGACGCGGACATCTCCGACCTGCTCGAGGCGTTCATCAAGGACCGCCGTGGCCGGCGCGGGACGGCGATCATCGAGCACGCGTACGACGACCCTCGAAAACGAGAACGGATCCTCGCACTCCGCCCGATCAAGGCCGAGACGATGACGGCCTACACTCGAGAGGGGAAGGGGATCGTCCTTCGGCCTGACGATAGTCCCAACGAGTTCGACTCCGTTGCAATCCAGGACCTCTCGAACACCGGCCGAGACACAGCACCCACAACACCAGCTGGCAAGACCGCTGCACTCGCCCAGTTCGATGACGTCTACGGCGCCGATGAGCGTGACGAGATTCCGTTCGCCCTTGACGACGTCACGGTCTCGCCGTACGACGCCGACACTGGCGAACTGTTTGGTCGCCCTGACTCCGCCCCAGTTGTTGATCGGGCCCAAGCAGTCTACAACAAGCTCGAGCACATCGACCAGGCGATCCTCAACACGGCGTTCGCGAACATCATCGCGAAGGTCGAGACGAACGACGAGGAGGTCGCCAAGAAGCTCCGCGACGATCTCGACATCAACAACCCCGAAACGGTCTCGGGAACGAACGTACCGACCGACATCATCGAACTCGAAGGTTCGGTTCCCGATGCGGTCAAGCAGGTTCAGCAGGAGATCGAGTTCGTCCTGTCGGCGATGCCGACTCCGCTCTACCGCGTCGGGTTTGCGGGTGACATCAACCGCGATGTCACGTCCGAGCAGCGGGCCGACTACCGCGAGGACGTCAAACGCGAGCGCCGGCGCCTCGAGTCTGACTTCGAGACGATACTCCGGCTCAAGGCCAAGGATTTCCTCTACGGTGACGCCCACTCCGACAAGCAGCTGGACGTCACGCCGAAGCTTCGACTCCGGCCGGAGGAAGCATCGTCGCCACTCCGTGATGAGGAGTTCGACCCCGAGGCGTTCAGCACGCTCATGACGGGCCTCTCGGAAGCGGCCGGGGCACGCGGCGGCGCCGAGGCGATCCTCCCGCCACGCGAGATCGTCGGGACACTCCTGGACATGGATGCCGACGAGATCCTCGGCGAGGAGACGGAGGCCGATCTGACAGCGCTCGACGAGGCCGACCCTCGCGTCCGAGAGACGTTCGTCGACCTCTACGGCGCCGAACTTGCAGGGCTCGCTGAGACCGATCCGGTCACGACGCCAGACGGCCGCGGCGTGATCGTCGACGTCCACGACGGCGAGTTCGAGTTCCAGGGCGACACCTACCAGCCCGACGACGGGACGCTGCACGTCGTCGCGACGGAGGCCGGCGCCGACGTCTACGAGCGCTCCGAGCTCGAGGGGGAGGACTGGACCGAGGAGGTCGACACCGGCAGCCCCGAAGACCTCCAGGAGGCCGCGCTCGCCGCGGATTACGCGGCGCTGTCGGTGCCGGCGAGTGACCCCGCGGCAGTCGAGGCGCTGCTGGACACGGGCTTCGACTCCTGGCCGGACTCCTGGAAGGACGCCGACGTCCCGGCGCGCCTGATCGCGCTCGACGCCTGGACGTCGATGGAGGCGTCCTTTTCCGGCTGCATGTCGGAGATCGGGGACGCCGAGGTGTGCGCCGCGTTCAAGGACGAAGTCCTGCAGTGGACGGGGTGGCGGTAGATGTCGGTCGGCTGCTGCGGCTCGTCGACGTCCGAACCCCGAGATGGGGCGATGCTGGAGCAGCCGTCCGGCACCGAGGACATCGAGGAGCGGTTCCTCCAGGCGGTCGCCGACCGCAGCGAGCGCGTCCGCCAGCTCGTCGCGGCGACGATCGAGGAGAACGACGCGCTCCACCTCCAGGAGCGCATGGAGACGGAGGCGCTCGCCGACCCCGAGGACTCCTTCCCGCGGGTCCAGCCGGGCGAGCTCGTCGAGCGGTTCGCCGAGTGGTTCCGGGGCGTCCTCGAGGACGAACTCCTGGAGCCGCTCCCGATGGACGAGGTCGAGGGCGGCGAGCACTGGACGGGCGAGTTCCTCCGGAACGGCTACCTCCGGGCGTGGCAGCAGGCGACCGGCCGCCTCCAGGAGGAGGGCGTCGACGTCGCGACGGACTCCATCGAGGCGGTCATCCAGCTGCCCGTTCCCCGGCGCCAGCTGCGGGACCTCTACCGGCGGGCGTACTCGAACCTCGAGGACATCACGTCCTCGATGGCGCAGACCGTCCGGGAGGAGCTCACCGAGGGGCTCGCTGCGGGCGAGAACCCGCGGGACATGGCGCGCCGGCTGAACGAGGAGCTGGAGGACATCACGCACAGCCGGCTGCGGACGCTCGCCCGCACGGAGGTCATCAACTCGCACACGACGGCGACGCTCGACCGGTACGAGCGCGCCGGCGCCGACACCGTCCAGCACGGCGAGTGGGCGGACGCCGACGACGATGACGTCTGCCCGATCTGCTCGGCGCTGGACGGCCGCGAGTACTCGATCGACGAGATGCGGTCGGGGACGTTCACGTTCGAGCCCGGCGCCGACCAGCCGGACTACCTCGGCGGGGAGTACCCGATCCGTCCGCCAGCTCACCCGAACTGCAGATGCTCGATTTTGCCGGTGATTACGTGACCATGCCCACGACAGCAACCACTCCGAGCCGCACCGCTCACCTCGCGGACTCCGACCGCGAGAAGTACGACCACATCGTCCACGGCGTCGCCCACGGCGAGGACGAACTCACGCGGGGCCTGAACGGCCCGAAGTACTGGCCGGCCGCCGAGCTCGAGACCGCGGCGCCGACCCTCGAGGGCCAGGCCGTCTACAAGATCCACGGCGACGGCGACCGCGAGGAGATCGGCGCCGTGCTCCGGTCGGCGTACGAGCCCGGCCTGGGCGTCGTCTACGAGGCCGGCCTGAACGACGCCGGTATCGCGGAGGAGCTCTCCTCGGGCCAGCGCGAGGTCTCCATCGAGGCCGGCAACCCCCGGGACGTCGACCAGCACGCGGAGACCGGCGCCGCGATCATGCGGGACTTCGCGTACACGGGCCTCGCGACGCCGAAGTCCGGCGCCAGCCAGGCGAACTACACGGCGCCGGGGCGGGCTGACGGGAACCCGGCGGTGGCGGCGCTGTCCGCGGGCGCCCTCGAGGGCGTCCTGGACGGCGACGTCGACGTCGAGGCCGCCCTGAACTCCTACCGCTCCGCCGGCGGCGTCCGGTTCCGGGGGACGCGGTCGGGGAAGCTCGACCGGTCGGCGCTCCCCTCCGATGGGTTCGAGCAGTACTTCCTGGTCGACCGCGACACGAAATCGGCCTCGTCGTACCCGGTAGTCGACTCGGATGGCTACCTGCGGCGGGGCAA